AAGATTACTATTCAGCAGCTTCTGCCCGTCGCTACTGGTCTATCTCGCAATACAAGCGATTTAGAGAGTGTGAGGCACGGGCATTGGCGGAGCTGGAAGGAGAATGGGAAGATCAGAGAGATAACACGGCTCTTTTAGTCGGGAACATGGTACACAGCTATTTTGAAAGTCCGGAAGCACATAAGAAATTTATGGACGAAAACGCAGATGCCATGATTTCAAAAGCTGGAAAAACCAAAGGTCAGTTAAAATCAGACTTTCTGGTTGGTCAGCGCATGATTGAGCGACTGGAAGCTGACAAGGATTTTATGGATTACTATATCGGTCAGAAAGAGGTTGCTGTTACAGGTACAATCGAAGGTGTGGAATTTAAAGGCAAGATTGACTGTCTTAATGTCGAAAAAGGGTATTTTGTAGACATTAAGACCACAAAATCAGACATTGATAGTAAGGTCTGGGTTTGGGATGAAGCAAGCGGGAAAAATATTCAGGTCCGCTGGTTCGATGCTTTGGGGTATCGCTTGCAGATGGCAGCGTATAAGAAAATGCTGGAAGATCAGTACGGTAAAGAGTTCACGCCGGTTATTTACGCAGTGACAAAAGAGCCGACTCCTGATACAAGAGCCCTTGTCTTTGAAACCCAAGAGGAACTTAGCTATGAGCTGACCGAGCTGTCTATGCTCATCCAGCGTCTTGACAAGGTCAAGCGAGGCGAAGAGAAGGCGAAGCCGTGCGGCCATTGTGAATACTGCAAAACGAAGGCGTTGACCCAGCGTGTCGAGGTGATCTGATGAGTAAGCAAGTAAAAGACATACTAGAAGCTCACGACACAGGTTGCCCACACGGTATTACATTCGCTATACATCAAAACAGAGAAGAATGTATCGCGCTATTTGGCAGGTCTGGATGGCCCGATCTAAAACCTCAATTTATTTGTTGGAATGAAAGCGTGGAAAATCAAACAATGTACAAAACCGAGGAAGATTTACGGAACGCTTATGTTGATAAAGTCAAAGTAGTTGAGGACGATTTTATCATAATTGAATTATTGCCATTTTAGGAGATGAAACCATGGAAATTAGACAAGTTTCAGACAATGTTGCCATCTATTCAGACGGCCGAGGTTTACGGGTTATTCACAATCTAGGAGCTGAGTTCTTCCTAGACCTCAGCTTAAAAAGTGAGGTGGCCTTTAATCTTGATGTCCAGACCCAAGAAACACTCAAAAGCATTGAACCTGCATTTGAGGTTATGGGCTTTTGCTCAAGAAGTGGAGAGGGAATGCACTGCTTGAGGCAGGCAATCTTACAATTTGGAATTTTCGAAGAGTATATCAAAGACAATCAGGATGATCTGATTGATTGGTGGAACAAACTAGGAGGGGAAGAAAATGAGTGATTTTGTTAAAGAGGCCGGCATGGCGCTGGTTTGGCTCTTGCTGGGCTATTTTATCGGCGAAAGCAACGCCAGAAAAGATAAGAAATAACCCAAAACCAACAAGCCGTGCATCCTTGTAAAACTGCGAACTAGAAACGTCAAAAACGGTCATGTGACCTTGGACGAGCGACTGCCCGTATTTAGCCAAACTCACACAAAGGCAGTCGCGTTTTTTTGGAAAATGAAATCTCTTTTACGCTATCCAGGCAGCAAATGGAATCTTGCTGGCAGGATTGTAGAATTATTACCAGAGCACAAAACCTACCTAGAACCCTACTTTGGTAGCGGTGCGGTACTATTTACCAAGCAGTCTAGCGCGATTGAAACAGTCAACGACCTAAATGATGATGTGGTCAATCTTTTTCAGGTGATACAGCAGGAACCTGCAGAACTGGCTGAAAGAATCTTTCTAACTCCCTACAGTCGGTCTGTTTACGACAAGGCTTGGGATGCTCGGCCAGAGAACGAAATAGATAAGGCCTTGAATTTCGTCATCCGTTCCGTCATGAGTCACGGCTTTCGAAATATTGAAAAATCTGGTTGGAAAATGGATATTAACGGCAGAGAACGAGCCTACGCAGTCAAACATTGGAATGATCTGCCAGAGTTGGTCCAAGAAATGACATTGCGATTAAAGCAGGTTCAGATTGAATGTCGGCCAGCCATTGAACTGATAGAGAAATACAGTCGGGAAGATATCTGTATGTATGTAGACCCTCCCTACGTTCTCAGTACGAGGACGAGAAAACAATATTCGGTAGAAATGGATGATCGTGACCACGAAGAGTTGTTAGAGGTTTTGAATCAATCCAAGGCCAATATTCTTCTGAGCGGATATGATAGTGACTTGTATAATAAACGCTTGGCGAATTGGGAAAGGGTGGAGTTCTCAGCGACTGCAGAGAAAGGGCTACCGAGAACAGAAGTCCTTTGGATGAACTATCAGCCAAAAGGTCAAACAAAATTATTTTAAAAGGAGCAACAAATGCAAAACAAAATCGACATACCAGGAACAACTATCAGCCTTGAAATCATAGATAAGATTATCACAGTAACAAATAAGATTAAGTATGATATCCAGATGCAATTCAAGAATCAGGATGCTGAACCGTCCCTTGATGAGAGCGGAGACATCTTTGAGCCGCTTTATTGGTTAGATGTGAAGGCAATCCCGAAAGAGCCGACAGAATACCATTCAAGCTTGGGAGTCAAGGCAGAAAAACGGAACTTGACTGAGCTTCAGAAGTTCTTCGAATTTATCGAGAATAACAAACAGAACCTCTTCGACTTGTGCGGTTTTAGAGGAGAGCTTGAATGAGCAATCTGGCATTATCGTTAGACATTTCAACTTCTGCGACAGGATGGGCCGTATTTCACGGCTCTGACCTTGTCCAGAGTGGTGTCTTAAAACATAAAAGCAAGTCATTCTTTGAGCGCGGCCGCTTCATGGCTAGCCAGCTAAAAGCTATCCAGTCAAGAGCCTTGCAGAAATATGACGAGCCCTTTGAGTCAATCGTAGTCGAGAAGAACTCGGTCATGGGGCCAAATCAACAGTCTATGATCAGCATCGGAATTGTGACAGGCATCATCCTTGGCCGGCTGATTGCAGAAAATGTTGTTTTTGTCAATGTTTCTACTTGGCGCAAGTACTGGAAATTCAGCTACAAAGACCACAGCAAGAAATCAATGAAGCTGCAGGCGGTTGCTAAGGTTTCAGATGAATTTGATTTGCAAGTCAAAGATGATGAAGCTGACGCAATCCTGATCGGCTCTTATTTTGTCAATTATGGTCAGGACTTCGGAGACCTGGAAAGTCATAAGATAAGCTGAGGAGGATTTTACATGAGAGAACACAGCATTTACATTTTCAGTATTGTTGTCTTGATAGCGATCTTGATGGCAGCAATCATCAAGATTAACAAGCTTAATGAGCGAGTCGAACAACTCGAAGCCCGGAAGTTAATCACGATTCATAGGGCGGACAATGCTGGCGCAGAAATGCACGGCAGAATCACAGAAAAAGAAGTTATCAACGGTCGATACACGGTCACAGCAGGGGCTTACGGCAAGTTTCTTGTGACCAAGGAACAATATGAGAACCTGAGCGTAGGGGATGAAATCCCTGATTATTTGAGAGGAGCAGGAAGATGAATGAGCAGGAATTGAGAACGAATAAACAAGAATTAATTTCGAAATATGAGCTGCTTAAAAACGGCTATAATTTTAACGTTGTAGCAATAGACGGTATAATAAGCGATTTGAAGCGTTTAGACGAACCAGAAAAAGTCAAAATCCCGCAGTTTGTGGCGGAGATTATCGAGTATTACAAAGGGCAGAATGCTACGTTATATGATGCGCTCAGAGAGAAGAACTTTAACAAACAATACAGTGAGTGGTTGCTGAATGAACAGAATGCTTACAACAAAGTCGCTCGTGCTTGGCTTGATGGCTATGAGGTCGAGAAAGAGAAGCGATATTTGGTGAAGTTAAGAAACAATAATGAAGAAATTGACTATTTGGTAGATACAAAAAGTAATGGACTTCGTTTTTATAGTACGATTTATACAAAAAATAGAACTCACACCCGCACAGAGCTCGAAGAAGCTGGGTTCGGCTGGGTTTTCTCTTGCGAGGGTGTAGAAGTCGAGGAGGTGGAAGAATGAGTAAATTTGAAATCTCCCTGTCTAAAGACGACCTTGAATATATCGCTAACGGTTATGACATCAAAATCAAAATCGACGGTAAAAGATTTTTGGAAACAAATGAAATCATTTTGAGGCCTGCTGTGAGAAATGACCTCATGAATCCGTTGTTAAATTATAAACATAAAATAATTGATACTGAACAGCAAAATATTGCTAATAATTTCAGAGGAGGTGTAAAATGACAAATCTTTGGGAGGAGACCTTAGAGATTTTAAGAGACCATGGCAAAACGTTTGAGGGAGTCAGATATATTCAAGGTTCAGACTTTAAAATCACTAAAGAAAATTTTGAGAGACTAGCTAAGCAAGCTAATTATCATAGCGGATACGGTGCCGCTCACGTTCCTACTGATTTAGTCATTGTTGGCAAAGATTGGTGGTTAGAGCGAGGAGAATATGATGGTTCTGAATGGTGGGATTTCAAAGAAATGCCTAAGCAAATCAATGAAACCAGGAACATATCTTGTCTTGTAGGCGGAATGTGGCCGAGACTTAAAGAATTGAATACCATCGATCCGATGCAAGAAAGACTTGAAGAAATGAGAAAGGAGCATACAATTGAATAAACGTCAACGCAAAAAGAAAATTTTGAACGGCCTGAGCAAAGAAAAAAGATATCGCAGGACGCATTGTCCTATATGCGATAGCAAGATTGGAGTATTTGATGAATATTTTAACCGTTACGGTTTTTGCTGTGTAGCATGCGGCTATGAGTACTATGGGATTGTGAGGTAGCCGACATGAAACCTTGTAAATATCCGTACTCAGGAAGAAGAAAAAGGCAAGAAAAGCCTTCTGATGTGACTTTACCTGATTTAGTCGTTTTACCTAACGTTTCTTTTAGAAAAGAACTAATTAAACATGTCTACATGGTTACTAAATATCTTAACGACTGTACAATCATTCGTTTCAGAATT